GCGAACTCGAAGGCGAGGGACGCCGCCCCGGCTGCTAACTGGCGTAGTTCCCCTCTCGCACGAGAATTGCCTTCCGTCAGGAGATTCATTTTCCCGGTAAGCTGTTCGGTACGCGCGGAATACAAGCCCCAAGTAATGTCTCCGTTGGTGACTTCTTGGCGCAGCAAACTCTGTGCGGCGGTGATCTTCTGGATTCCCGCAGCCGTCTCTTCGGGTGATTTGATGCCTGCGGCGCTGTAGATGCCCTGGGGGGTGGCTGCTTGGGCTGCCGCTGCGGCGGCTTTAGACCGCTCCAGATAGGCCTTGTAGTCAGCCTCCTGGGACAACAGCATCTGCTTGTACTCAAGAGCACCTTGGCGCTGGTAACTCAGCACTTGGGCCATCTGATCGCGTTCCATGTCAGCTATCTGCTGCGAGGTTTGCCTAGCGGCGTCCGCGCGACGGGAGTATTCCGCGATTACCTTAGACGTCTGGTCTTGAAAGCTCGTCATCGTGGTAACGGCGGCACGCTGCGCGGCTTCATTGGCCTCTTTGATCGCGTTCAGCATACCTACAGGACCAGCGGTAGCTGAAGCGCCTGCACGGCCTAGCGACGAGTAGGCTTCCGCTAGGGTATTTGCCTTGGAGGTAAGTGCGTCCACCGTCTTGCCCGTGGTGCTTAATACTGCGTCTGCCTTTGCGTAATCGGTGGTGTCGCACAGCATTGAGAGGGAGGCTACTGTCGGCATTTCCACTCCTCCCCTATCAAGACTTCGGTTTAGGCTGCGAATCTACCCACTTTGAGTCTAACTTCTTGAGCACGGAAATTTCCCACTTGGAGGGGTTGTTCCCTGTTGCCCAGCACCAGTTCCGAATATCGGAAGAAGTGATTCGGGAGATACCCATCCCGTTGTTCTGTCTGTCGTTGCACAACTCAACGAACCAGCCCCACAGGTGCGACACTAGATAGGGCAGTGGTGTGGCGTTTACAAGTTGTTCGGGCTGCTCCCCGGTTTGGCGCCACAGGCTTTCAAGATGCTGCCGTTGAGTTAGTTCCGTACCTTCAACGACAGCGCCAAGTTCGAACTCTGATCCAGCGAACGAAAGTAGTTCGTCGATCAGACCTTCGTAAAATTTGCCAGGTTGTCAGATTGCTCCATCACTTGTGCAGCAACACCGGGGTTGGAACGACACAGCTTGTCGGCATTCTCTTTCGACCACGTGTCCTTGATATTGCGCCACCCCACCAACCGGACAGCGGCCAGACGTTGGCCGAACTCGATGTCGCTTTCCACGGTGTCGAACTCTGCGGTCTGGGTATTGCGTCCGCTTTTCGCTTTTGCCATCTCACGAACCGCTTGCTTCTGCCGGCGGGCGTTGATCAGGTCGGCAGCCGTGGTGCGAACTACGTCAGAGTTGCCGCCGAGCACGGACAGGAAGATGCCCGAACCGTCGCCGTTTGCTTTCATGAGTTCGAATTCGAAAGGGGTCTCGGAATGCTTTACCGCGTCCAGATCGTCCAGGGAAAAGCTGACTTCTTTTACCATTTTTGAAGCTCCTAAAGAGGTCAGCAGGCGGAATTGCCCGCCGACGAGTTTATGGGTTTACGCCAGAGAGTCCTGGATAGTGATGATGGTCTCATCGCTCGCCAGAGCGGCACCGCCAGCAGCATTGATCTGTGCGGTGAACGGATAGGTGCGAATGATCGCTTTCTCGCCGTCGTCGGGTGCGTCACCAGTAAGCTTGATCGCACTCATGGAGAACGATACGAAGTCGGCACCCTTGGTGGTATCCGACGCCATTACGGCGACCAGTGAGGTAAGGGTCTCGGCGGCGTACAACGCGGAAAGCGTGGTGCTATCGAACAGGGCGGTGAACTGGCCCGATACTTCGATTCTCCCGCGTGACATATCCGGGGCGAAGTTAGAACCAACGATCGGACCTTCAGCCGTCAGGGCACCCTTGATAGTCACCGTCACACCCGAGACGGTAGTTACCGGAGCACCGTTGACCAGGAGTACGCCACGAACGGCGGTGAGAACAGGTGCGGTAGTGGCTGCGGTAGGTGTGGTCAGTGCTTGCGAACTGGCGATGGTGCGCACACCCAGACCCATAGCGGCCAGCTTGATGGTCGAGTTGCCCGATGCGGGTAAGCCAATATCCGCTTGGCCGATGCGGAGGTCGGGGAAAGTCTCGCTTTTGCTGATGTCGGCGTACCACTCTTCCAACGTGAACAAGGTGTCAGTGTGACCCGTCAGCGGAACCAGAGCCTTCTTACCTTTGACGGCTATCGTGACCGATGCGATCGGCCCTTCGGCCACCAAAGCTGAACCGTTCAAAGTCACGCCGGTGATAACCGTTTCGGTAACGCCCGTGATCAGGATGTTGTTGGCCGCGTTGGCCGCGTTTACGGCGCCGGCGGTGATTGTTACGACATCGCCCGTCTTCAGACCCTTGGTCAAGAACGTGTTCGCCGCATCGGTCAGGGTGTAAGAGGGTCCCTCTCCGGCGATCGTTACCGATACCCCGGTAATCGCGGCGGTAGCGGTGAAGACTTTGCGGGTCAGTGCTTCGAGAAGTTCGGAGTACGTGCCTGGAGAGAGCAGGCCGTCGAACGCCCAATCGGTAGCCGAAGTGCCTAGGTTGACGCCCGTAGACTGTTGGTGCCCAACTATTTCGTTGTTGGTGTAGGATGCCCGAGTCGCTTTGGCTACCGAGGTAACGCGGCGAAGAACTTGACCCCCTGATCCGGCTGCTGGCGTACCGAGAGCGGATTGGGCTTTGACTACTGTGAGCTTATTTATACCTTGGGCTACGGACATGATAGACCTCCTGTAATTTGATTGATCAAACTACGAGGAGGCTCTTAGGTCGGCGAGACTTTTCAGTGAGGCTAGACCGGCGTGCTCGTGCACTACTTCATCGGGATGCTACTACATAATTAGCTTGAGCGCAAATACGTTTCATACGCCGTCAAGCAGCCTTTTATGTGGCGCATCAATGACTCCAAGAGAACCTTTTTGTTCGCAGGCAGGTTTTCGTCCATGCTGCACTCCGCCATCAGGCTGGCGAGCGTTTCTTTGAGAAGTTTGGGTGTAGCCGCGCTCATACTGTTATCTGCGCCTGGAAAGGAATTCGGACAGGAAGCACCCAGCACCCCGGTGATGGGTAGCCGTTCATGATCTGCGGGGTTCCGGTAACCATCACGGTGACTCCGTTCGAGGTGAAGGTGCTGCCCCGTTTGAAAGCGGTACGAATAGCTGCGGCTCGTGCTTCGGCGGCATTCGGGCCTGTTTGTGCAGGGTAAACGCAGTCAATTTGGGCGAATCCCACCTCGAAAAACGAAGCACCCATCTCTGTATTTGCCGGCTTACCTAAAACTATGCTGCATGTCTGGTAAGGAATCCCGGTTATCGGTGCGAAGTCCACGTTCTCCCAAGCCGAGAGCTGGGCTGTTGCGGTCCCGCCACTACCGGCTACCGTGACCGCGATCGGGATAGAGAATTTTGTGGTGCTGACCACCGTGACTTTGAACACGCCGTTGATGCTCGGGGTAGACGTGTGGCCGGCGATCAGGACGTACAGTCCGGTAGCGAGACCGTGCGGTGCCGCCGTGGTGATGACGGTAGCAGCGGCGACAGAGGACGTGGAGATAGTAGCGGCGGCCAGCAGCGGGGCCATCGCACTCAGGGCGTTCTCTATCGCGTTACGGACATCACTCATACTCCATACCCTTCAGGGACTACTCGCCTTGCAATCTCGGGGAATTCTGCTGCTACCTTTCCGACCATTCCGCCGGGTGGAACTTGCGTAGAGTGGTTGCCGAGTTCGAGCATTAGCGAGTATTCTACGTTATTCGTGAAATAATGCGCACCGAACGGCTGCGCCATTATGCCCACTACAAACTCGGCTCTGGATGATTCGCCGCTTTTGTCGATAGTCGTTGATGTATCCGTCGAGGGTGCACCCATGCTGTGGTGCCACGAGCCTTTGAACTGTCCGGGGTCGTAGGGTGGCATCGGTCTACTCTGTTGGGATCGCTTCGACCACGAAGGCCAGTCGCCGACTACTGAATACTCAAGCAGACGATCACCGACTTCGATCAAAACCTCTGCGGCCTTCCGCTCCAACTGGGTCAGCATCTGCATCTTAGCTGCGGCGTATTGTTCAGAAAAAGAGGGCATCACTTCTCATTTGTGAGAATTTACTGACGGATACGGCAATCATACAACACCGGAGTCCCGCCCGGTTCGGTAGCCTTTATTTCGACGATGT